TACACCTACGATCACTTCGGAAGTATGGACAGTGACAACTTGCTGGGTAAGATACGATACCTGATAAAAGGATTCGATTGTAAATGGATATTCCTAGATCACCTAAGTATTGTTGTCAGTGGTATAGCAGGAGATGACGAACGACGATTGATTGATAACACAATGACCAAGCTGCGTAGTCTTGTTGAAGAGACAGGGTGCGGTATGGTGTTAGTCAGTCACTTGAAGCGAGTGGATAGTGGTCATGAAGAAGGAGGACGAGTAAGTCTACACCATCTACGGGGTTCACAGGCTATAGCACAGCTATCGGACATGGTACTCGGATTGGAACGCAACCAACAGAGCGACAAAATATCCAATGAAACACGAGTGCGAGTCTTAAAAAATCGGTTTAGCGGACAGACAGGACATTGTACCACCCTTAACTACGACGGAGAAACCGGACGATACACAGAAGATAAGAACGTCTTCGAAGATACAACAACTAACAACCCATTCTAATTATGATAAAAGAAATAGATGAAGAAAACCAAGATGTCACGACGTGGTGGCACATAGAAGACATGGAGTACCATTTAGGAAATAAACCTACGGGAGAAAGCTACTATTGGTGCGACATGATAGACGAATATGAGTACACTAAAAATAAATATAGATTTACTGAAACTGAATACGATGAGGAAAGCGGAAGGCTTTGTGGATTTTGGTTACAAGTAGAGATGCCTAAGTATTTATGGCACTTAGATAGGGCAAGTATTATTACGGCTACTGGAGACCATGGTGAACCACAACACAAAGTGTATGACTTCGCACAAGAAACGATCAACGATTGGGTAGAAGAACAGCGTTTAAAACATTACAACGAAAACAAAAACTTCTACATTAAGCAGAAATGAAAACACTATTCTTTGATATAGAAACAAATGCGATAGAGGATTGGTCGAACTTGTCTGACTTGAAGACGGTTCACTGTCTATCTATCTACGATCCTACCACACCTAAGATGATTACGTATCACGGTGCTGGTATTAAGAACGGACTAATGGAGTTAGCTAAAGCAGAACGGATAGTCGGACACAACGTCATCGGCTTTGATCTACCTGCGTTAAGCAAGATGTACAGCTTCCATCCACCGCTTGTTAAAGTATTGGACACGATGGTCATGGCTAAGTGTATACATCCTGATGTCCGCAACGACGACTTCTTACGAAAGAACTTCGATAAAAGTTTAGTGGGTAGTCACTCGTTGAAAGCGTGGGGACTTAGGCTGAACAAACTAACCAAGCTTACATACGGTGAGGAAGACGGAGCGTTCGATAGTTACAACGAGGAGATGAGGAAGTACTGCGAACGTGATACAATCGTAACACAAATCCTGTTTGACTATCTGATGATGGGTAATCCAAGCGGTGAGATGTTAGCAATTGAACATTGGTTTGCGTTCCTGATGAGACTGCAAGAAAAGAAAGGCTTTGCGTTTGATATAGAGAAAGCAGAGAAGTTAGAGCTGAAGCTTGCCAGTAAACGTGCTGAGTTATTAGACAGACTACAGAAAGAGTTCCCATCTAAAACGGAAGAGATGAAGACACCGAGTGGTTGGGAAGTCGAAGGATACACAGCACCCACGAAGGCAAAGTTAAAGTTGATACTTAAAGATGCCGGATTGAAACAGACGTTGGTCAAGGATGCAGTTCAGTTAGCACCAAAGACTAAGACGATAATGTTTAATCCCGGTAGTCGTAAGCAGATAGCAGAACGATTCCTTGACTTAGGGTTTGACCTGCCGAAAGAATCAGATGCAACCACACCCAAGGTAGACGAAGGAGTACTGCGTAGTATAGACCATCCGTTTGCTGAGGTGTTGTGTGATTACTTATTGGTTACCAAGAGGTTAGGACAATTGGCAGAGGGTAATCAGGCGTGGTTAAAGCTACAAAAGAACGGACGGATACACGGAAGAGTCAACACAAACGGTGCAGTCACTGGTCGTTGTACTCATCAGAATCCTAATGTAGCACAAGTACCTGCGTGTCGTGCTGAATACGGTGAGGAATGTCGTGATCTGTTTAAAGCAGGAGACGGGTACAAGTTAGTGGGGTGTGATGCAGCAGGACTAGAACTACGAATGCTTGCACATTATCTAGCTTTCTATGACGGAGGTGCGTACGCTAAGACTGTTATTGAAGGAGACATCCACACACTGAATCAGAAAGCAGCAGGACTGGAGACACGAGACCAAGCCAAGACGTTTATCTATGCATTCCTTTACGGAGCAGGTGACGCTAAGATTGGAGAGATCGTGGGTGGTAGTGCTAAGGAAGGACAGATGTTAAAGCGTAAGTTCCTGAGCAACCTGCCAGCACTGAAAAGATTACAAGCAGATGTACAACAAAAGGTACAACGAAGTAACAAACTGACTGGATTGGATGGTCGTATACTTCCTGTTCGTTCGCCACACGCTGCATTGAATATGTTATTACAGAGTGCAGGAGCTGTGTGTATGAAGGTAGCGTTAATCCAACTGTTCCATCGTATGAATAAACTGAAGTGGCAACACGGTAGAGAGTATAGCTTTGTTGCTAATGTACACGACGAGTTCCAAGCAGAGGTACAACCTGATAAAGTGGGAGCGTTCAGTGATCTGGCAGTTGAATCAATACGCATGGCAGGAAGAGAATTAAAACTAAACGTCATGTTAGACGGTGAAGCAAAGGTAGGTGAGACATGGACACAGACACACTAGAGATTGAATACGATTGGCACTTGAGTCTTGCGAAGTTGTACGATACCATCGACTTAGAAGTACCTTGGGACTGGAGAAAACAACACGTACAAAACTATATGCCATCATCCAACGCTCAACGTATCGGAGCAATAGCCGAGTCGAAGTTTCAAACGGAATGTTTAGAGAGAGACTTTGAACCACATATGCCAGCAACACCTATGCCGTGGGACTTTATCGTCACGTGTCCGGCAGGTATGTTAAAGGTACAAGTCAAATCATCTAGCACTAGACAAGGACAAAGCTATACCGTCGTGACGTCAAGCGGATGCACTAACAAAGAAACAATGTCACACGATGTGGATATAGTAGCTTGTTATATAGCACCTGAGAAGATGTGGTGGATGATACCACGTAGTGAGTTGACAGGTAAGACAGCGAAGCTAAACCCGTTACCGTCAAGCAAGAACAAGTACAAGAAATACCAAGAGAACTGGAGCGTATATTATGAGTAAAAAGAAAACAACCCTACTGATTGATGCTGACGTGTTGGCGTTTGAAGCAGCAGTGGTAGCCGAGGAATCAATTGAGTGGAAGGATGAGATGTGGACAGTACACGCAGACATGGCACTAGCTAAAGCTCGTGTTGTTAATCGTGTCGAAGAGTTCAAGGACATGATGAAGACGGACAGCGTGACGATGTGCTTGACTGATCGTGCTAACTTCCGTCGTTTACTGAACCCTGACTACAAAGCTAACAGATCGAAGTCACGTCTACCTATTATCTTACGACAGATAAAACAGTGGATCATTGAAGAGTACGACGGACAGATGTGGGCTAACCTAGAAGCAGATGATGTTATATCAATTTTGGCAACGGACAAAGAGATGGACGAAGAAACGATTATCGTCTCCATTGACAAAGACTTCAAAAGCGTACCGGGCATCTACTACGACTACAACAAAAATGAAACGCATCATGTCAGTGAGGACGAAGCGGACAACTATCACTTGATACAAACAATAATGGGTGATGCAACAGATGGATACAGCGGAGTACCCAGAGTAGGTCCAGTGGGAGCAAAGAAACTGTTAGATCAAAACGGATACACATGGGAGACTGTAGCAAAGTGCTACGAGAAAGCTGGACTCACTGAACAAGACGCATTAACGAACGCATGGATGGCACGACTGTTACGAGCGGATAACTATTCATTCAGAACAAACACAATTAAAAAACTATGGACACCGAGAAACTACCAAACCAAGGATATACTAGAGATTTCACCACAGGCGCTAAACGTGACGGGGACATTGGACGGGGACGACCCTCGCTTATTCCTCCAATCGCCCTACGCAGTCTCGCCAAAAGATTTGAAGATGGCGGTAAACTTTACGGAGAC